AAGGCTAGCCCCGACACTGCCGATGGTGGACGCTATATCTTTTAGGCGCCCACTGAGGGATGATGCCATGGATGAGGCTTGTTCTGTGGTCTCTTTGATTGCGTTGTTTGCGTCATTATTATTGACAAAGATTGTCCCGATTAGCCTAAACAGATCCATTGCTTACCCCCTTTCCTATGCTAAATGAATGTTTCACGATCTCCGCAAGCTCATCATCAGACGGCCGTTCCACATCAACAATACCTTCTTGTGCATCCAGTTTTCGATTAAATTCATCCCAAGACATATCGCTTAGTGGCATTTTCTGAAGGAAAAACCGCAGCCGTTCACGCTGACGGTGTTTTTTCTCAAAAGTCTTCAAAAACTCGGAAAACATGCCGTTTCCTATTACGCCGTCTAACAATTCCCCGGCATTGCCGTATTCGTGATAGATTTCCTCTACAATGCTGATGCCATTGCCAAGTTCTGATTCGTTCCCTTGAACGCACCGAGAACAGCCGTAAAAAAATCGCGAAAATCATCTTTCTGGAACAATGCGATGATCATCTTAGCGAATTCTGCCGGAGGCAATTCCGCAATCTCTTTGGCGCTGAGATTTGAGACAGATGCAAGGAATGAATAAATATCTTTCTCACATTTCGGCAAATTGTTCGCAAGAACATCCACCACGTCAAGCAGAATAGAGAACCCAACGATGTTAGCTGTATCAACGCCGTTTTCGTCCTTACTGCCGTTAATCATCTGACCAAGTGCGTCAGGAGATATTTTGTCCTTAAACTCGTTAATGCCGACTTTCCCCATAATTTTCATCATAGGGAATAAGTCGGCCGCTTTTAAAGCTCTGAATTCAAAATCCATATGACCACCTTAAGCTGCTGCTTTCGGATACAAAATATAAACCGGCAGACGGTCTAAGTCGCTTTCCAAATCGGCGTGAGACTCGAAGGTGTATTTGCCAACACCGGCCTCTTTGTTTTTGCCTTCTGTTTCGAAGCCCGATGTGCAGATAGCATTACCCATAATGACGATGATGTCTCTCTTATCCAATGTTTTGCCAACGAAAGCAATGTTGTCGAAGTAGTCATCTTCTTCAATATCGGGTTTGGTTGCCATGATGTCAAATTTATCATGTTCAAATTCAATCTCGTGCCCGATAATCGCGTGACGCATAATTTCTTTATTGATTTCAATGAAGTTGATTTCCATTGAAGCTGTCTCACCGGTTTTGATGCTAAAGTCTTTGACTTTTACCAGTGCGCCGTCCACTTCCACATCGGTGACCTCTGGCTGGATCGTCACCTTGGAGCCGCCGGACGTTGCGCCGATAATGGTTCCTTCCAAATCCAAATCCGCCGAATAATATGTATTAGCAACCCATGTCGGTGCTTCTTCTCCGGTGACATTGGTGTAATCAAAAGCGTTAGGGTCATCGTTTTTAACAAGATATTTTGTATAATTCGTTGCCCAGTCTTCGGGTTCCGTGGTCAGGACTTTAAAGCCGACGTTTTTATGGATTGTACCGGCGCCGAACAGAATGTTCTTCGGCGTGTTCGTGGTGATACCGGTTTTCCCTGCTTTACTCATAATTATCGTTTCTCCATTCTTGAATCTTTAGATTGATTTGCAATCTATATATCCCCTCGTCCTCTGACGGTATCGGCATCCCACCGGCATATGACACGCTGATTGCAGATCCAGATGGCAGAATGTCGGTGACTGGTTCGCCGAAAACCTTGCGGATGAGGTCTTTCGCCGTTTCCAATTCGCTCATGCTGTTGTTGGTGGTTCCGGTTAGCATGAAGTTGCTTTCCAGATAGCCGTCTTCGTTGAGGTTCTCTACTTCACTATACTCACCCACAAAAAATGGAAACCGGATATCCGATTTCCATGTCATATATTCGTATGGCAGCATATCTGACAGCATACTGTTTATCTTTCTTAATGCTTCGTTTGTCATTTCAGATTCTCACCAAATTTCTGCTCCGCCATTCGGATGATGGTTGACTGTTTGCTGTTATAGGCGTGTTGGAATGGACGATGGCCTTTCTTGCCTTTGGTGAAATAAAATACTTCCCCGTTTTTGCCATGTACTTTTTTCATACGTGATTTGGCCTTTTCGGTCAGTTGAGATTCATGGATATACCAACCACCTTGTCTGCCATTTCCGTTCTCAGCGTAAATACCGGTTCCGTATTCTTCCCAAATAGCATTCTCTTTCTCTGAGCCGATCGTTGCTTTCAATTCATCGTCATCCACATGGTGTTTAAAAGAACCTTTGGTTTCGCCTGTATCCACACGACCTGCGGCGTCGTAGTTGTCTTTTGTTTGGGCTTCAATCTCTCCGGAAGCTTCGTTCAACCATGCGATAGCAGTCTCTTTAATAATATTCATCACTTGAACGGAATTATTTTCAAAAACAATGTTATCATCCATTGGCTTTACCTATGTGTTTCAAATAGATTTCCAAATGAGCGCCCATTTCCATCGGATTATCGATCAGCAACAGATGATAGATACTGCTGTTAATCATCAGCCTGGCATTTTCTTCGGTAATGCCCTCAGGCCAGCGCCAAGCGTCGCAGAAGAAATAATGCGTTGTGTCTTCGATCTTTCCTCTGAGTGTGACATTGGCTTCGCCTGTGCTGTAATCAAGCCATCCTTTGACACTTTGGTAGTCTTCCCAGCTTTCGATTGATTCCCCGATGTCGTTCTTTTCTGTAGTCTTCGTCTGGATCAGCGCTGTCACATTACCATTGATTGATTTCATCATCAAAACCTTGCTTTCTTGTACAAGTCTAGGAATCCCATCAATGATATGGGATAACCCAGCACTTGATTGGTTCCGGTCATGTCCGCATAGGTCACGGAGTGCCTGGACAATGTTTCGGATTGGATGCCGACCTTATCACGCTGCGTTGCTTCCCATGACAGCAGATTGACAACGCCCTGTTTGACAGCGGGCGGATATTCAACTTTGGTCACCAGATTTTTCTCAACCGCAAATAAATTGTCATCGACGGTGATGGTGCCATCGGTGACCGAAGCCACAACGTACAGCCCATCATTTACCGCCGATTGTGATATCTGAATGGTATCACCCACCGAAAAGTAGTCAGTGGGTGTACCGGTCAACGTGTTTCCCTCTGAGGTCGCTGTGAATCTGACACTGCGGTTTTGAAAGTTGTTATTGGTGTACTTCCGGACTAATATTTCCAAGGCGTCTAATAGCGCTGAAACTTCATCATCCGTCCGTTCGGCCAATTCCGGAACGGCCGCTTTTGCCTGCTCGATGGTTAAAATCATCAGATCCACCGCCTAATCATCAAGAACCGGCAGACACCAAGTATTTCGCAAGGATGACCTTGGCTTGATTGGTGATTGCCACGCCGTAAATCTTATCAACGCTGATGTCAGTGGTTCTGGAAAGCGTCTGACGTTCCGTTTCCACGTTGGTATCACGTTTCAAGAACACAGTCAATGCCGCGGCATCGTCTTCGGTTTCGCTGTCGTTGGTCAATTTGATAATCGGGCAGTTATATACCGCAGTCGCACCGCTGCCGGTTTTCTTCACGCGTTTAGATGCGACAATACGCGTACCGGCGATCATGCCGATTTCGCCACGCATAACAACGGCATTGTCGTATTTGTCCGCACTGATAAAGTTAGCGTCTTTTCTGAGCTGAGTAACCTGTTTTGGATGGATGAACATCGCTTTACCGGATTGTACTTCTTCTTCGAACAAGTCAATCGCATCCACAATGCCGTTGTAGTCAATCACGGCGTTTGTGTTGGGGTTGTAAATCAACTGAACGCCATGCGGCGCGGTAGATGCGTTGTAAGCCACTGTCAAAGCGTCCATTGCGTCCGCATCTACTTTCGATGCGATAGACTTAGCCAGCTGTGTCGTTGCTTCACCGACAGGATTACCGTAACCGGAAAGAACCGCTTCATCGGTCAAGGATACAGCCTTCATGGCTTTTTTAACAGTGAAAGTTGTAGACGACGCTGTGAGCTGTTCCGCGGTAACCGCGACACCTTCGGCCACATCGGCAGCATCGCCAATATAAGCGAATGCCGGTACGGTGACGGTGTCCCCCGCTTGGCCTTGAAGCGTGGTATCAATCTTCGCGAAGGGGGTCACGACAATCTTGTTTTCAATCTTGGCGGAAATGATGTCCGCCATCACTTCGGGATTGATGAGATTTGCTAATTTTGTTAAACCGGTAGCCATAATTTTATTCCTTTCTACCCGTTAAAGCATTGTAAGCCTCGGGATTTTCGTTATGTAATTTTAGGCGCTCCATATAGCCCATCTTACTGAATTCTTCCTTGCTGACTGTTTGGGATTCGTCTGCTTTCGGCAGTTTGTTTTCGATGATTTTCTTTTGCGACGATGATTCAAACTGCCCCGGATATTGGGTCTTCAACTCGGCGATCTTGTCATCCAATCCTTTGACCTTCCCATCATCAGTTAGTGACGGTTTCCAATCCCCTTCATGGGTTGTCTTGTAAATCAGATAATCAATGTCCGATGCTTTCGCTCCCGCACCCAGCAAACCGATTTTTACAGCCGCTTCCGTTTTGGCTTGCACCAATTCCGCCTGCAAGGTTTTGACCGTTGCTTCATAGTCGGAAATCTTTTGCTGAACGCTTTCATTGTCCTTTGTCGCTTTCTTCAGCTCATTAATCAATTTTTGACTTTCGGAATATTGCTCCTTGAGTTTCGGATACCGGACATCCATGTTTTCCTCGGATGTGGTGAAAATCTTGTTTTCTTTCATGGCGTCCGTGATAGCTTTAATCTGTTCATCGGACAATTCCTGCGCCTTCAAAATTTCCTGGATTGTCATAACGTTTTATCCCCTTTCACTGTTTTTAACGTGGACTGACCACGGTTTGGAATCGGATGTTTAACATCGTCCCCGATGAAATTTGACAATAAAAAAGAACCTTTTAACGACTTGTTCAGGTCA